ACTTCGTCATCATATATGTCATATACTGTTGCTTCTAAGTTACCATCATAAGAGATATACTTGCTATTTAATACAAAGGAAATCCCTCCAGTAGCATTTGCTGTTGCACTTGCTGAAAACACTTCATCTGTCAAAAGGTCTGAATAGTCAATCGTATATTGACCATTTGGAACAAGGTCTGTAAATGAAGCTACTGGAGTACTTCCATTAATTCTTAAAATTTCCATTATTTAGCACCGAAAACTTCGGCTACCTCCTCTGGAGATGCGACTCTAATTCTTGGGAACTTACTAACCCATATGTCAGCATCTTTTTTACTTACAACATTATAGCCTTTATTAAGTCTGCCAAGACTTGTTTCATAAACGCTTGCATTTTCTACAAACAAACAGATTAAATCTTTTTTAACTTTTTCCATAATGCATCTATCTTATTATATCATTCATAAATAGATGAAGGGGAGACAAATTAATGCCTCCCCTCCAAAAATAGAGTAAAATTACTCTGACATGAATGCTACTGCATCAGTTTCTTCAACTGCTACACCAAAGCGTAGGAATACGGTATATTCTACTGTATCCTTCTTTGGCTTGAACTCACGATGTACTGTTACGTCTCTCTGGAAGCCCCAGATGCGGTTTTCTGGGAATGTAAGTGATACATAACCAGCTGGCATCAAAGGAACTTCAACCAATGGAAGACCTAGAACACGGTACGAGATTGGGCTACCAAGGGTTTGCGGAGCAACACCATCAATAACACGCTCAACGATACGCTCTGAATTCAAGTTACCAGAAGAACCAAGACCATTTACAATTGCTGCAACGGTTTCAGTGTCTGCATAGAACTTCATGTTTGAACGGGAACCACGGTACTTACGAGGCATTGCAAGAACAAGTCCCTGCAAGTCTTCGATATCTGTACCATAAGTTGCTGAATTACCATCGGCTTCGATTGATACGAAACCTTCAAGGATGTTCAGGAAGTTGTTTGTACCAGCTCCTGTACCATTGATGGCTAGATCTTCAAGATCGTTAGCAAACGCACGGGTCATTGTACGGACCAAGTGATCCTCCAGACCAGCACCTTCGATATTATCTTCAAGAGCTTCACTCGAAACTTCCCAATCAAGACGAATCTTCTTGGTTGTAAGAGTAACCTTTGTGAACTGAACATCAGCATTAGTGTAGGTTGCATCAGCCTGGGCTGCTGCACGAATTACACGCTCTCCAACATTCATTTTTTCAAGTTCAGTTGTGTTAGCTCTCATTGTGACTCTACGACCATCTTGGGCTAGAACCTGCTGTTCAAAGATATACTCAATAAACTGACGTGACTGTTCAGGCTGCAAAATACCGCCATCAGACACTAGATCACCAACTGGGTTAGTATTGTCAAGAATTCCAGCTGCTGGAGTGCTTACTCCACCAATACCACCAGATGCGATAGTACCAGCTGCAGCCGCTTTTTCTAAAATTTCATTATTTTCTGTCATTTTTTATTTCACCTCCAGTTTCTCTTAATGATATAGGTCAGCGGAATTTAGGAAACGTCCACCCCACATAGACCCTTTTCTTATTGTATTGCCCTGAACGATCCCGCCGAGATCGCCAGACTTACGGACAGCGGTATCGTCTTCTAGACCATCCACACGCTTTCCAAACTCTTCAAGACTGCCTCTTACTCCAGCAACTTCTTCTGCTACTGTAGCTTGACCCTTTTTAAGGTCTGCAATCTCTTCATTTAGTGACTTAATTGTTGAAACAAGTTCACTCACTGCCTCTGTTACTGAAACCTTAATTTCGTCAACAGCTTTTACAAGCTCAGCATCAGCTGAATCTGTTTCAGCAACAGACTTCTCAACTTCAACGTCATCGGAAGCTTCTTCTGCTAATTCTTCTGCAGGTGCTTCTTCTGGATCAGCAGACTTAACTACTGTTTCCTCAACAGCGTCAACTGCGTCAACTGACTTTTCTACGGTTTCTTCGGCAGGAGCTTCAGCAACAACTTCTTCAGTTGCAACTTCTTCAACGGTCTCTTCTACTACTGTATTATCTTCTGACACGTTGTTCTCCTCCTCTATATTGTTTTCTACAATTGACGCATTATTGTCAATCGCTGTTTCAGACGTTTCGCCTGAAGTTTGTGGGGTTTCGGAAACATCTTCAGATTTAGCAAGGTCTGTAGAACCAATAAACTTATTTAAAATTGATTTAACTGTCATAGCTTTTTCTGTATCCTTTGTCTCTACAAAACCAATATTTTTCATACTGACTTCACATGATGGGCAACTTGAATCATCAACCTCTGAAAGTCTGACGATACCGTCATTCTCACACCAGTAGACATTTTCAAAGTCTGCTTTTGCAATTATACCATCTATTTGTTCATCATTGTTAACTTTTTGAATTGACACGACATTTGCAAATTGATTTGCTGGATTATCTACCAAAGATAGTTCATGAAGTTCATAATCTTTAACGACTCTGATTGTCTTATCAATATTTTCATCCCAGCTATTTTCTGAATCTTTGATTACTCCGCCAATTGAAAATCCTGAAAGAGTTCCATCAAGAACCTTCTCCCAAGTATCCTGAGCACCCTTAGAAATGTAAGCATCTACATAAACACCGTTATAAAGTTTATCTGTAGTCTTATCAAAGAATTTTTCTTGTCTAAAATTAACAACCTTGCCAACGGCAATAGCCTGATGCATTTCTCTTAGGTTGCCACGGAATGTCTCAAAAGCCTTTATACTTACATCAGTAGGAACAATGTCTGCTTGCTTATCAATGTTATCAAGCGTGGCAAATCCAGAAACGATTCTACGCTCTACATCCACTTTAGCGATTGGCATAGATAACTTGATATCATCGTTATCTGAAGTCCAATAAGCCTTGCTTAAATTAGTCATGTTAATCCTATTATATATGTATTTTTTATATGTTTATAATATTGTTATATTATACTACAGATCTTCCTTCGCCACCAGGATTTCTTCCTGTTGTGGTTGCAGTTGAGTCTGAAGCTTGATCAGTTCTTTGTTGATCTCTTTGTCTTGTACCAGCCATTTGAGCATTTTGCTCTGCACGTTGTTGAGGGGTCATAACTACTGGAGTATCTCCTTGTGGAACTACTGGGAGTCCAAGTCTAGGTCTGATATCATTTGGAACAACAACTTGTGCTCTTAGATATCTTTCATCAATTTGACTTTGAGTATTCTCATCAGTCAAAGTTAATTCATTAAACTTTAATAAAAGAATGTCTGTCTTTTCTTTAATAAGTTTGTTAATTGTTTTTTCTAAATTCTTTTGTGCTGGTCTTGCTACCTGTTCTTTGAACGTTCTATCTGAAACAAGTGCTGATGCAATTGAGCTACCAGGATCTGAACCAACTTTAGAAATTGGAACTTGATGTGCCATAAGGATGTCGTGAACATTTGAAGTTCTATATTTATCAAATGATCCTTCTTGAATTCCATTTTCAACTGGCTCCATTTTAAATTCAACTTTATTATCAGGACCATCTCCAGGAAGTGGGATGTAAAGGGTTCTGTGATTTTGTCCACGAAGACCAGACTGCAGGAATCTAAATAACTTATCTTCTGCCTCTGAACTTAGCTTTGCACCCTTTAGTGTAACAATGTATCTTGGCACTGCCTTGTTTTCAAAATAATCAATATTGTATCTTGCAGCAAGTTGATCTCCAACTACTGAGGTTGCAGCAGACACAACATCTGGAACTCCGTAGTAAGTATTCTTTGGACTATATTTTTTAATGTGAATAAGTTCATTTGGTCTTTGATCTGTTGTAACTGGATTTACTGTTTTTGTGTCTTGAAAGTTTTTAAAGAAAACTACTCTTTGGTTTACAATCTGAACATAGCCATCACGCATACGTCTTACACGAACTGTTGTTGCAGGGATGTGACCAATGTATCCAATCTCTCCAGTATTCTTTCTTCCAATTTCAATATATCCATTACCAGTTGCCTCGTAGTCTGTCATTGCTTTTTCAAGGACGTGAGTAAAGGTATCTTCATCATTTAGTTCTTCAAGCCAATTACTTAATTCAGACTTAGCTCTTTCAACTTTTCTTTGTGCTCTAACTCTTTGATTTGTATCTTCAATCTCTTCTATTCTTGCCTTAACAATGTCAGACATTATAAAGCCATATCCAAGACCAACTGTGTTTGCTACCTTTGCATTAATTGCAGCGTGGTTTGCAAAAGAATTATCAAAAAAGAATGCTAACTCATCAAGATTATAAGGTGGCAATACAACATCAAAAAGACCATACGCTGTAGTTACATCTTGTTCTGGAAATAACTGCTTAGACTTTGCACCATCTTGACCAGTGTATGCTTTATTCATTCTTGTAATTCTGCGTTTAAAGTTTGCATCTATTCCATCAAAACTTTTTACAAGATCTGCTTCAGTCATAAAGTCATCTGTTTTATTTGCAGATGGCTTATTCTTATCTAGATTATCAATTCTAGCAATAACTTCATTAGTCATTTCCATGCTTTTTTAGCCCCTTTGCAGCATCAGCAAAAGCACCAGTGTCAAATTCACTTGGTATGTAGCCCTGCTTCATTCTGTCAATCTGAACAGAATGCTCTTCTTCTGTAATTCTTGTAACTCCTGGCATAAATACTGCCTTTCCTGGACCAGCACCATAGTGTGCTGCAGCCTGTGTAATTCTACCGATAGCAGTTAGGTCATATTTTCTAGCTGGAATGTTCATAAAACTTCCATTGCCGTCTCCAAAGACTCTTCCTGTTTCTGTTTTCCAAACATAAAGACCATATTCAGCATCGTTTTCAACATAGCTTACTTTTGGCTTGTTTGGCAGTTTTTGTAATCCTTCTAGATAATCCATGACATCATTGTACCATAATATCTTACTTAAACCAAATATTCATCCCAAGATATGTCATTTATTATTACAACAGAGTCGTGAGTAACATTAAGAATGGTATCATCATTAACAATTCCAGAAGATAGACCAGCATAGTTATTAAAAATTTCTTTTCCATCTAAAGAAAGTATTGTTACTTCTAAGGATTCTTGATCTAAAGCTGTTGTCCATGTTGCGGATGCAGACCAGTTATTCCAAGTATAATTATCAATTAAATTCCATTTGTTATAAACAACTAGTTCTTGTTTAATTGGGTTTAGTTCCATAAAACTTGCAACATTGTCTACTTTTACTCCAGAATATATTTCAATCTCACCAACAACTCCATCTAAGAGTATGGAATTTTCTTGTAAAGATATTGCAATATAGTTCCAAGCCAACGGTTCAATTACTATATTGTTTACAAGTTTTCCATTTAAAAAGAATCTGGCGTTAGTAAACTCTGTACCAGTATCAGAATTAAAAATATTTAAGAAAGCTCTCTTTCCATCATCTTCAGGATTTAAAATAATATCATACGAATCATCAGAACTAAATATTTTACCAATTTTCTTTCTTTCAGTGAATAAATCAGATTCGTTATACATTAAGAACATTTGTAATCCAACTACTTCTTGACTATTTTTTAGTGTTTGATTTATTGGAATAGCAATTCCTTTTGTCAAATTTTCATCTATAACTGGTAAAACTTCTATTCCAGAATCTCCAGCTAAATATAAGTATGGGGAGGATTCAGTATCTATGACTACTGGGATGTTTCTTTTATAAACATACTGATCTTCATTTTTAACTATTGGATAAAATTTTCCTGCAGCAGGAGTATTGATTGAGTAGAATTCTCCTTCATCAAATGACAATGAGGCAAATCCCATATTTTTAATTTTTACGTTTTCTGTATTTACTCCTTTGGAAGAAATTTCAATGTGAACTGTTATGTAGTAGTTAGTAAATCCAGAGATGTCTTTTGGTGGGTAGATGATAGTTCCATCAGTAATCTTATACTTTGTATCTTCTGAAGAAGTTATTTCTCCTAAATCTAAAACTCTATTCATCCCGATATTTTCTACATTTGTAAACTGAGGATATACTACTTGACCAATTTCAAGAATATTTTGTAATGTTATATAAACTTTTGTTGACAAAGAATCTTGATAGTTTGAAGATATTTCTCTATACTTTGAAAATATTGAAGTTGGCGTGTCAATATTAAATTGTAATAAATCTAAATCATATTTTAATTTACCGTTAGCTTGGGTTATGTACTTTCCAAAATAAGATAGGGGTATTGAATTTTCCCAATATCCTGAAGCTCCTACATCTAAAATTATTGAAGTATTTGTTATTTTTGGCAACAAGGTATAAGATCCAATATACTCATATAAGTCTGTGTTAAAGTTTTTAATTGCTATACCAGATGAATTAAATATTTGAGAACCATCTTTATCTGTAAAGAAGTCGTTGTTAATTGTTAAAGAAAATATTTTTCCAAGAAATGTCTCTTCTTGATTTCCTGCAAAGTTTAAAGAAAGAGATTCTGGTCTTGAGAAAAAAGATCCAACAGTTGAGTAATATGTTTGTTGAATTTTATCAAAGTCAATACCTGCTGCAAAGTATGAGCTTGCACCAACAAGTGCTGAATTTAAAATAGTTTCATTATAAATATATTGAATGCTTCCAGAGTTTATTACTACTTCAAAAGTATTGCCATCAAAATTATTTGAAATGTAAAGCAGTGACTGTCTTGTTGAAACATCGGCTGAAGATTTAAGTATTGAATGTATAGACCTTATTTGAGAACTTGTTTGATTTAATTTTGAAAAATAAATTGTTCCGTAAGAGTTGTTTGTTGCATATGTATCATTTGGGTCCATTGAAATATAAATATATTCTTCATCCTGAATTGCATAGTTTTCTTCATAAAATCCTGAAGTAATTAAAGATTTTTCATAACTTGTTGATGCTGAATTGTTGTTAAATATAATTTGTGGCAATTGAGAATCTGGTAAAGTAATCCCTTCATCATCAGCTACAAGGTTGTTATAAAATCCATCATTCCATTTGCTTCTATCTGGATACCTTATTGTAGAACTATAGCCAGAAAATGGAAAGTCTACATAGGATAGTGTTCCATTTTTTGAAGCAACAATGTCTTCTTGTTCTTGAACACCCTGTCCAAATACATATCTCTTTTTTGCGACCTGTTCTGCAACAACGTATGGGAATATTGAAAAAGAATCTATTTCAAAAAGATGTATAAACTCATTTGTATAGAATCCTAAGTAATCTTCATCTTCTATTGGAAAAGTTGAAATGTTTAAAGATTCAATTGTAATTGATATTACTTTCTCTCCATTAATCATTAAGAATATTTCATTTTGGCTCTGGCAAAAATGAACAAGCATTGGTCTATACCATTTTCCAATAAAATAAGACTTAGAATAGTTTCCAACATTAATGGTTATAAAGTCCCTATCAACATATAGTCCATCTTCTGATGCAAGTGGACCAAATATTCTTCTTCTTGTAAGTGTTTCAGGACTAATTCTTAACCAAAACTCTGTTGTAAGAGTTTTATTATATCCATATTGATTTAAAAATCCTTTTCCAGGAAAAACTAGTGATGGAAAATTGTAATATTGATCTTCTGTTAGATATGAGTATTGAAGAGCCCCCCCTCCATCAATATACTCTAAATATGCTGCAGAAGAAGATCCTCCGTCAATAGTTATTGACTCTAAGGAAGATCCATCAATTAACTCTGTTAGAAATATTGCATCTTTATTTAATTGAATATTTCCAGAGGATCCATAAACCATAGGAATCCCAGAAAGTTTTGCAGAAAGAGAATTGTTTAAGCATGTAATATATCCATTATCTAACCCATCACCTAGACCATACGAGTCTAGAGCAGTGGACTTTATTACTCCAGAAAAATCTATTAGTGAACTGATGTTGCTTGGTAAATTAACTAAAGACGCACTAGTGACACCAGTGCTTATTGAGTTATAAGGTTCAGACCATTGTCCAACAGATACTCCATTAAAATAAATAGAAGAGTTTGTCTGAGTAGCACTAGCATTTAGGTCATACACTACTCTTATAAAGGGAATGAAACTTTCTCCATTTGTGCTTTCAGTGTGAGAAATTTTTTCCCAGATGTTTGTTTTTAAAGACGAGTATCTTGTGTATAACTCTTGTCCATCTAAAACAAACCCTATATCTGTATAGAATATTGAAGTTTGCTCGGGAATATAAATATAATTAGATACACAAATACTGCCCTTGTTTGGATCAAGTTCTAGATAAGACACTGAAGATGATAAAGATACTGTAAATTCTACTGTTGCTGCTGAAGCTGTAGCAAGATATATTTTATTTACATTTAAATCATCAAAGGGATATCCCGACAATGTGAAAGCAGAGGCTGAGCTAATGGCATTATCAAAATCCCAATTAGATTCTGTTATTTCTTTTTCTTCTTGTGAAATTAAAGAAACAAAGTAATTCGGCTCATCCATAGCCCACAAAGCCACTGGATGCTCTGCATAAACTTTTGAAGCATAAAGATTTGAACTTGTGTAGGACATAGATTACCTCTATCCTATTTTATCATAGAGCTTAGCTTGTAATATCTACAATTTCACAAGATCCAGCTACACAACTTAATTCTTGGCTACCAGTTGTACCATCAGTTGTTTCGTATAAAGAAAGCATTTCCCATTTAATTGAATCTGGCATCTTGTTTAAATACGACTCGTATTCTTCTTTAGATATCTCTTGGTATGGGGCTTGCTTGTAAGAGTGCTCTGTTGATGGAAGAAACGATACTCCGCCAATTGAATCAAAGTTGTCAAAGACCCAAGCACCAACACGCATCCACTCATCTTCTTCAACATTAACAGTAACACTTGGATTATGCTCTGTCCAATGAGTTCTATATGTTTTCCACATTTCAAGGTGATCAATTGCAGTTAAGTCTTTAGTAAGAACTGCATTCTTTGGAGCCTTGATTGGAAAATAAAATACAGTTGTAAGTTCTGGCTTCATTACATCTGGTTCAAATGGAATTCCAGAGTCTTTTAAGAATTGTGTTAATGGATCTTTATTATCTGCTCTAACACTTCTAATGTAATACTCTGAATACCACGGATGAATTCCAGAAGATACCCCTGTGAGCTGTGAGACAGTTCCTGACGGCTTTACACAAGTAATTGATACTGAAGGATTAATATTTAAAGACTTAGCCTCTTTATCATTTACTGAAACAGATAGATGTCTCATTTCATCAAGTAGTGCTTCTAAAGCCTTACCATTTGTAGCAGTAATTTTATTTCCATAGATGCCTGTTAGGGATACGCCAAGAAGTCTTTCTTCTTCACAATTATCTTTCCAGGTTTTTCTAATATATTTAAAATTAGTTAAAGTTGATTGCCAAGTTCCAAGAATTGTTGCAAGTCTAACTTTTTCAAGCAATGTTTCTTTGGTGTCAGTTGAATCAATTACAACCTCAGTTAAATTACAAAATTCATTTGGACGAAGAAGAATTTCTCCACAAGGGTTAGTTCCTCCAACAAGACTTGAATCTCTGCGACCAAACTTATCAATGTGCTTACGAACAGAATCAATATTATAAATTCCACGTTCGCCAGACTTTGACTCATATAAGTTTCTCCACTCACGAAGGAACTGTGCAGTATTTGGCTTTGAATTATATACAGCAGAATTGTTTGCTAAGGCTCTTTGACCATTGCCTTCCCACCATTGACCACTCTTGGCTTTTGCCATTTCAAAATCATCTAGATTAGAAAGTGAAATTAAAGCACTTCTACGAACTCCTCCAACAACAACAACTTCTCCAATCTTACACATTAGGTCGTGTGCCTCAATTGATTTTAATCGTCTTCCTGATGCAACCTTAAATGTTTCAATTGTAAAATTAAAAAGGTCTACTAAGGGTGCTGGTCCAGATGCTCTTCCACCAAATACCTTTAGTCTTGCTCCAGCAGGACGAACCTTTGAAACATCCCAGTTTGGAATCTGACCTTGACAAAGAAGTGCAATCAGCTCTTTATAAGCTTTTGCCCAACCAAGCTTTGAATCATCAACAACTATTGTTGTGTCCGTTTGAAAGAATGACTCTGAAATAACTGGCAACTGGTTTATATATTTTTGCTCAACGCTAAAGCCAACTCCAGTACCGTTCATAAGGATATACATAGCCTCATCAAAGGCTCTAGGATTGTCTACAGCAATGAATGAGCAATTATAGGCTGCAATATGGTCTCTTTCTAAAGCTGGTCCAGCGGTCATCAGTGCCCTCATAGATGGCATTATGTGATGGTGTAAGATTGCTTCTCTAACTTCGTTAAAAACTTTTGCATTTGGACTATAGCCATGATTAAGCACAAGGTGGTCTCGCATAAAGTTACAATATCTGTCAACGGTCTCCTCCCACGTTTCTCTACGGTTTTCGCTTTCAACCCAGCGAGCGTACCTTGAGATATGAATAAAATTGCGGTATGGATCTGTTATAGATCCGTTGGAGTCAATAAATGACATTATGTAACACGTCCTTCTGATAAAATGGGAATAGTTATATTCTACACGAGTATTCAAGGAGAAGCAAATGGAGTTAACAATTCAAGAGGTAAGTTACTATAACGACCTTGTAAAAAAGAATAAGGCATTAAAAATAGAATGTCAATTTGATGCTGGTGATACTGTTGTTTCTAAAGTAGACAGTAGTGACAAAGTATTTTTCTATTGTCTTGGATGCCAAACATCTTTTTATCCAGGAATTAATTTGATAGAAAGAATTAAAGGATATATTTCTCTATCTACTTCTTAAATAATATTTTATAGTTGTTTGTTGACTCTTGAATATATTTTCTATTGGTAAAACCTTTATCCCCTGGTTTTTTAATCTTGTCTTTTACTGAAAATGTATTAAAGACAGTTCCTGGGGAAAAGTAAGAAACAATTCCTTGACCAATTACTAATGCATAGACTTCTTCATCTATTTCTTTTGAATCATTTGTTAGATTAATACCAAGCGTTGGGCACTTAAAATTCATTTCATACTCCTCTCTTGGCATAGATCTTTTTGCAACTTGCATAGTTTTAACTTCAGCCTTTGAACATTGATAGTAAATTCTATCTGCAAGCTCTTCCATATTTTTATCATTATTATACAAGTAAGCATTGAATAGTTCTTCTGCTGGATATTCTGGAATAAAAAGACTAATGCATATGTCAGCATTTTGTTCGTGGACTGCTAAATTATGGGGAGTGCTTTGTCTAATATATTTCTTTAAAAAAGTTTTAACTGGTTCTGAGTATTCATCACTTTTTATATATATTTTAGCCATACATATATTATAACGCAAGAATTTTTTTACAAACTTCGTCCCAATCATGCCCTCTTTGTTTCATTGAAAACTTTTCAGATATGATTTCAAAGTTTTTAGTTCTTTCTTCAAGTCTAACTTTTGGATCTAATAATTCTTCCATATGACCAATCCATTCATCAGGAGTGTTTGCAATTCTTCCAACTCCAGAGTCTGCAAAAAGTTGATATTCTGGAAGTCCTCCAGATGCAATGAAAGGAATTCCTGCTGCTGCATTTTCTAAACCTTTTAGGTATGACTTTGCATGATTGAATTCAACATTTCTTAATGGAACAATTCCAACATCCATTCTTCTATATAATTCTGGAACATTTAACATTGTCTTCATTGGCTCAAATGAGCAAATCTTTTTATCAATTCCAATTTGACTAGCTGCTGATGGAGCATTAATAACATTTCCTGCATGATGAAATTTTAAATGTTTCTTTTTTAAAAATTCTCCAAAGAATGGTTTTAATGTTTCTAGGTCTCCAGATCTCCAGGGAGTAGCACCAACCCAGCCAAACGTTGGAAGACGACCAGCATGGTCTTTTCTTTTTATTCCCCATCGTTCAATATCAATGCCATTTCTTACTATAAATATTGGCTTGTCTGGATATTTTTTTTGATAGTAATCTTTTAAAAATGGGGTGGAAGTTATTAAAGCATCTGCCTGTTCAATAATTGCAACATAGTGATCTCTATTATTATCTGGATTTGAATCTGGATGAGTTGTCTTGTATGCAAGATTTGTTTCTTCAAGACCTTCCATATGATCATCAATATCAACAACAATTTTTTGACCAAGCTCTCTTGCTTTTGCAACATGATCAACAAACCTTTTAAGCATAATTAGTTTTAAAACAATTATGTCCCATCCGTGGATAGCTCTTTCATCTGGGATTAAAATACCAAAAGCATGTTCTTCGCTAAATCCTGGCATTCCAATTCCACTTTCCCAGCCATGCTCCTTCAACTGCTTCATTGGAAGGTATGCTCTATACCAACCACATCCATTTGGCTGTAATGGCTTTATGCCAAAAGACCAGTCATAGGTTAGAAAAGCAATTGTCGGAGTTGGCATAGGTTTGTTACTTACTCTGTGTCTTTTTTGTAGCAGCTTTCTTTACTGCCTTAACAACTTCTGTAGCAACTTCTTCTGAAGTTGAATTACCAGAAATTTTTCCAAATGCAATATCATTCTTATTAAAGAATCGGATAGCAACTGGAGCAAATGCAGCAACTAATGCGTAGACATATGTGTATACATCTGTATTACCTGCCATGTACAGTGCAAGTGCTGCACCTAAAAATGAGCGACCATAGGATTGCACCATTTCTTTTTGTGATTTTGTTAACTTGAGTACCATTTTATTTCTCCTGTCTATAGTACTTAATAAAATTATATACTAAAAGCATAAAATTGTCAATCTTTTAAATTCCATAGCTCCATTGAGATCCATTCCAAACTCTTACTTGAGAATCTACCCAAGATGTACCATTCCACACTTTGGGTAAAGCGACCACCCAAGCAGAACCATTCCATACTTTAAAAATTCCACCAATGGTTTTAGCAGTTAAAGATGCAGCAGCTCCTTCTCCAGCCGAATTAACAGCAGTTACTGTGTAGGAATAGTCTTGAAACGGAGATAGCCCAGTGTGTGTATAAGATGTTGCTGCAGTATTTTGAAGTAGTGTTGCACCATTACGAAGAGCATAACTAGTTACAGCAGCTCCACCATTACTAGCTGGTGCTGCCCAAGATAAACCAATTTGTCCAACTGTTGAAGTATCTGCAGCAAATGACTGAGGTGCAGATGGAACAGTTACTGTTGGGGGAGTTGGAGGTGGAGGAGTTGGAGGTGGGGGAGTTGGAGGTGGAGGAGTCGGAGGTGGGGGAGGTGGGGGTGGGGGAGGTGGG